AACGCCGCTATGTAATGTGCGGAGCGCAGCTCAGGACTGGAGGAGTGGCTGAGCCGGCGTGCCCTGTGCCCCGCAGGATTGGCATTCACCGCTCATGATCAATACTCCTTCGGCATGTAGGCGACGCGCGCTGACTCGATGAGACCGAGCGACGTGTACGATGATTGGTTCTCCGGCTCCGCGTAATCGAATGAGGTGCGGTCTCCGTCGAGCAGATCATCCAAGGGCGTTGAATCGAAGATGAGAACGTATGGCGCCGGTCCGATCACGGATTCGATTGCTGTCCTGAGCTTTTCTCGTATGTCGTTCATGCTTTCCGCTCCAGCTCTGTCACTTGTATCCGTGTTCCTTCTGTCATGCGGGGAGTTTTCTGCGATGCTCCCGGTTGAAATGGGAGTGCATCCACTGGCCCAGACGGATATGCGTCACCCAATTGCCGTCGCAGACGCAGCAGGTCGCCGTGAAGTCCTTGTCCGGGAGCATATAGAATCGCACCAAGGCAGCGAGCATGAGCAATGTAGACAGCACTCCGGATGCGATGAACGGCGTCGCTACTCCCCATAGATATGAACTCCAGTTCATTGTCCTGTCTCCCCTACTAGTTCTACTGGTTTCGTGACGTATTTTTCCGACGCAGCCTGTACAACCCCCGCTGCCACGGCCACTAGGTTCTGCGGCGCGTCCTCCGGGAAGATCACTACGGGTCGCAGGGTACGTTGCGCCAGCTCCTCAGCGTGCTCCTCACGCCACCGCTGGGCAGCGGGAGCGCCATACGTGGAGAGCAGATCACGCACTGAAACCTGATACCACAGCGCCAGCATGCAGAGCACGTCCAGCGGCATGTTCCCGTGGTCGCCGAACCACTTGGCGACGCGCTGAGGGTGAGCCGTGTCAGTACGCCATGCCAGCTCCTTGGCAGTGGGACGGTCAGACATGAGACAGCGCTCCTTCAGGCCAGTCACCACTCCATGCGCGAATGCATAGCACTCTCCCTTAGGGGGAGTGCGGTCAGCGGTGCGCTGGATGGACATCCTATACCATGTCGGAAGCCACATGTATCTGCGATCTCCTGGCCTACCGCCCGCCGACGCCCACATGGCGAATGCACGCTGCTCGGCTATCGGGAGCATATGCTCTCTGCTGGCTATCTGATCGTTGGTGTGTCGTACTCTATTGCTGGTCACGGTATCATCTCCATGCTCTGTGCCATAAGATCTCCAAGAGGGATGCCTGCTGCCTTGAGCATCTCACTCATGCCCAGACGGCTCGCCTTGGTATAGGCAGCGCCCTCGGGGTATGAGTGGAGTGCCGCGTGAACACCCGTCTTGGCATTGGGGGCTAGACCTAGGCTACGCGCCACCACCGTGGCCCATATGGTCCAGTCAACCCGTTCAACTCCCACCACCGCTCCCCAGAGCTTCCCGTACATGAGCAGCGACGGCTCCCGGTCTCCGTCTCGGTAGCGGTGCACGGTCACGCTGTTGATGCCGAGCCGCTCAGCTATCTCAGCCTGAGTCTCAGCTGGGGTGGGTTCAGCTGTATGTGGGTCTGGATCACCCTTGTGCTGGTCAAAATACCGCCACAGGTGCATCAATCGCGCGTCCATATGTACAATCGTGGTCATCTGTATATCACGTCTTCCTTATTCCTAGTGGTCTTCGTGTCGTTGTCAGTGATCTGGCATGTGCCAGTCACGGTATCACCTCCATGAATTGCGCGATGATCGCTCCGTCCGGTATGCCAGATCTGACGAACATCTCACCAACTGCCCTTCTGCTTGCGGATGCATAGGCTGCTCCGTCAGGGATGGCGTCCAGTCTGGTCTTGATTCCACCAGACAGGCGCAGCGCCCTGACGATGGATTCAGCCCACACCTCCCAGTCCACACGGTGGATGCCCCACACTCTCCCCCACATTCTTCCGTAGTCGATGAGCGTCGGCGTCCTCTCGCCAGTGTGGTAGCGATGAATGGTCATCTTGCTGATGCTCAGATCAGTCGCCAGCGTGGACTGGCTTCTAGCCTGAGTGAGTCTCATGTCCTCACTGATTGGATCAGCTGTGGCCTTATTCTCATCCATCTTCTGCCATAGTCGCATCATCCTTGTATCCATGATATTCCTTTCATATAGGGGAGCTGCCGTCCTTGGGCGCTAGGCTGTATGCACTCACAACGTGAAGAGCATATCAATCTATGCAGCCCCATGTACGATTATACTATACTCTCATATAAATGTAAAACCTAAAAAATATAGTTGATTACCGCGACTTTTTTATTGGACCACCAGTGATTTTGGGGATGAAATTGGATGAGAAGTTACGAAAAACAGTACCCGGTTACGGGGGAGGATACGGTTAGGTCGGATACTTACGACTGTATCTATTGAGCCAGAATCGCTTAAAGTGGTAGTGTAAAATACACCTAGAAAGCTGTGTATGGATCTTGTATTGTGAATTATGGATATTGTATTGTGAATTATGGATCTACAATCCTTAAAAAACTCATTATATAAGACCAGAATTTCTATATCCTACTAAAAATACTAATATAAATACTGATATTTCAACGTTTTTCATGTAGTAGTCGTATAAAGTATTGACGATTGCATATAGAGATTGTAACGTAACCGGGGGGGTTACGGGGGTTACGGTTCTATTTGAGTCACAGTAGGGTTTATGGAGCTACTCTGTTTATAGAGCTGCTATTTCGCACTATCGATACAGTTCGTGATTCAATTTGTAGGGGGTAGAATTGCTCTCATGAACAACAGCAAATCTGATCAGAGGTCCCTCACCCAGCGCCAGCTCGACTATCTAGACAGCCGACTCGATGAGGCCATGCCGCTCACTCACACCGACCCGCTGCCTGAGGAGCTCCTGGAGGACGCTGAGCCGTCTTTCGAGGAGCTAGGGTACTAGGTTGTCCGTTTGCGATGTTCGGACGTCTGAGGGACGACTGCGCTAGTCCTGGGGGCATGTACGGAATGAGCGACCTCGGCCAGACCTTCTACTTCATGTCTGATGCCAAGAGGCGCGAAACGCCGGATAACACGCCGATTTGTGTTTTTACTAATCTTATAGTATAGTAATACCTGTAAGCAGCTAGGACATCAAGCAAAGGACATACAATGAGCAGCAATAGGAACCACAATCTTGACAGCATGTTCTCCATCATCAGCAATCCAGAGGTGTACACCGACATGGCAGTCATTCGGGTGTACGATCCTGAGACTGAGGAGTCAGCTAGCTATGCGCTTGGCGTAGGTGCCAGCGATGACGTGCCTATGGGCGGTGACCTTGAGGATCTCGGTGAGCGCCTGAGTCAGGCGATTGGATTCAGTGCCATTCAGGACATTCTTGAGCAGACTCCTACTCGATATGACATCAGCATTGAGAACGTCGCCATCAGCGCACTGTCGTAGAGGTGCGACTCGCCGGGACTTGTATTTTACTAAGATTATAGTATACTAATAGCTGTAAGTGGTAATGACATCAGGAGGACATCATGAAGACATATACCATCACCAAGATCCACAATGGTCGAGAGTTTAGCCAAACAGGAACCGTGGCTGAGCTTACCGAATATTACGGCTACACACTTGAATGCGGAAATTCATGGAATCACAGCATTCCGCTCCAGCCTAAGACAGCGGTGAGTCTGGTCTCAGCCCTGAATCGTAGCGTGAGGGAGACGCAGGGAGGCAGCTACGATCCTGACAGCTATTCACTGGCAGAGTAGCAGTCACCTGCCGAATTGAAGACGGAGATTGAGATGAAACATGAGACTGAGCGCGTGCTGTCAATAGTCGCCATAGTCGTCAGCCTGCTGTGCGGGGCGTACATCGGGCATGAGAACACGCTTGACGCTCTCAGTGCCCAGACCCAGCAGGAGCAGTGCACCGCCACTGAGCGCTAGGGGCGTGGGCGGGGTATCATTGACTCTGTAACGACTGAGACGGAGCGTGATATGGATGTAGAGGCACAGGCACGGGCCGCGCTGGCGACCGGGCTGAGCGCTGCCTCCGTCGGCGGAGATGATAGCTGGATAACGGCAGATCAGCCCAACGCCGAGCAGTTCTGGGACGAGCTGAGGCAGGTGCAGTCAATGATTGGCCTCACCGACTCCGAGGTGCGATACATCCTGCTCAGGGCGGACGGCATGGGGTCTGGTGATGCCATGGAGACCGCGCTGCATGACGTGAGCGGCCTCCGTGCTCTGCTTGAGATGGACCCGGCCACCGTACGCCGCGTCTATCGTACGCGAGCCGCTCGGCTTGAGCGAGAGCCTAGTGCGCTGCGTCTGCTGGCATGGCTCAACACTCGGGGCGCTGAGCTCGGCATAGTCGACCGGTCACGGTGGCAGTGGTCTCTTGATGCCAGCGACAACACGCTGCGCGGCGTGATAGATGAGGTACAGCATAGACTTGAGATGTCCCGACAGACTGGGCGTGAGGTGCCTAGTGCTCTTGCTCAGGCAGCAATACGTGCTGTGCACGAGCTCAACACCACGCACGGCATAGGTGTCACGGACTCTGACGGAACCGCAGGCGCAGTGATCATTGACGGCGCTTCGGGACTGGAGGACTGACCAATGGTGCCAAGGATCAGCCTACCGGATGTGATAGGCCGTGGGTACGGAACGTTCTGGCGCAGCACGCAGCGCTATCAGGTGGTCAAGGGCAGTCGTGGAAGCAAGAAGAGCACCACTGCGGCCATGAAGATGATCTGGAGCATCATGCGTCAGCCGCTGAGCAACGGCCTCGTGGTGCGGCGCTACTACGCTGCACTGAAGGACTCTTGCTTCGCACAGCTGATATGGGCCACGAATAGGCTTGGTGTGTCACACCTGTGGCGATACACTCGTAGCCCGCTACAGATGTGGTACAAGCCGACTGGGCAGACGATACTATTCCGGGGCATGGATGACCCGCAGTCCGTCACGTCAATAACCGTGCAGCACGGATACCTCAATCTGGTCTGGGGAGAAGAAGCGTACCAGATCACTGATGAGGAGGCATTCAATAAGCTTGACATGTCCATCCGTGGCGACATGCCTGACGGCTATCACAAGCAGATCATGCTCACGTTCAATCCATGGAATGAGCACCACTGGCTCAAGAGACGATTCTTTGATGAGGCTGACCCTGACGTGCTGGCAATGACCACGGACTACCGCTGTAACGAGTGGCTGGGCGCTGATGATCGCGCTCTGTTCGAGAAGATGAAGACTCGCTGGCCTAGGCGCTATCAGGTCGAGGGACTCGGCGACTGGGGCGTGAGCGAGGGCCTCATCTACACCGACTGGGAGTCCAGGCACGTCGACAGCGACTACCTGCTACACAGCCTGTACAATGGCGAGCCGCGCGTGCGAGCCTTGTACGGCATGGACTTCGGGTTCGCGCAGGATCCAACGGCAGCTGTTGAGGTGCTCGCTGACACGAAGAATGACGTCCTCTACGTCTCTGATGAGATCTATGAGCACGGCCTGACTAATGAGGCCATAGCGCGTGCAATACGTGACCACGGCTGGGCCAGTAGACGCATCACAGCCGATAGCGCTGAGCCGCGCACCATAGATGAGCTGTATCGCCTAGGCATTGAGCGCATAGTGGGCGCAGCCAAGGGACCGGATAGCATACGCGCCGGCATTCAGAGATTGCAGGACTACCATATGGTGGTTGACCCGCGCTGCGTCAATGTAATCAGGGAGCTCAGCAACTACCAGTGGAAGACCGACCGCTATGACGGCCACCTGCTGCCCAGGCCTCTTGAGAACGGCTTTGACCACGCCATGGACGCCATGCGCTATGCCACCGAGACGCTCACCGGCCCGACGTTCAGCTTCAGTGAGGAGCGGCGCAGCAATGGCGGCTTTGAGTTCGTATGATGGCATGAGAGCTAGTATTGTGATTAGAATGGAACACAGGAGACTATCGTCTGGAGGGCGACTGACATGCTCATCAATCTAGGAATGCTGCTGGGTGATATGCAGCAGGACGGCGTCTTCACGCAGCGTCAGGACATGGCCGATGATACGTCGGAGGTGAGCTTCGGAGCGGACTTCGTGCAGTGGGTGATCGGCCGCTGGAGGGATGACCATCGGCTGCGTGAGATGCTTCAGGGCCAGTCATACTATGAGAATGACAACGACATCCACAGGCGCAAGCGCGCCATCTACGGCTATACCGGTGAGGAGGAGACGCCGAGCTGGCTGACCAACAACCGAATAGCGCACCCGTTCCTGCGCAAGCTCGTCCGTCAGAAGATCGGCTATTTGCTTGGACATCCAGTACAGTGGGACACTGATGACGCCACGCTCAAGAAGACACTTGAAGAGTACATAGACAAGGACTTCCAGCGAGTGCTGCGAGCAGTTGCGACCAATGCCGTGGTGCAGGGAATCGGCTGGCTGCAAGCCTACTATGATGACGACGGCAGTCTGCAGTTCAAGCGGATACCGGGCAGTGAGGTCATTCCGTTCTGGGGGGACAACGACCACACTCAGCTCAGTGCCGTGCTCCGCGTATATGAGACGGCGCTGTGGTCAGGCACCGATGTGGAGCAGGAGGAGCACGCCGAGCTCTACACCACCGACGGCGTGATGCACTACGTCAGGGGTCTGCGCGCTGATACATGGACGGTGGACTCTGAGAAGCCAGTCACGCCGAACTTCGTAGCCAAGGACGCCGATGGCAATGAGCAGGGCCGCGTGTGGGACCGCATTCCGTTCATTCCCGTCAAGTACAATCCGGAGGAGCAGCCACTGCTGCACTACATCAAGGATATTCTTGACGACTACGACCGCCGCGTGTCTGACATGTCCAACGCACTGCAGGACGAGCCGGACAAGGTCAAGATAGTCAAGAACTACGACGGCACCGACAAGCGGGCATTCGTGCGCAACCTAGCTGAGCTACACACGGCATTCGTGCGGGCGGACGGCGGCATGGACACCGTAGACACCTCCATAAGCGGCGACGCGGCTTCACAGCACATGGACCGGCTACGGCGTGACCTGTATGAGGCGGCGAGCGGCGTAGACACGCAGACCAAGGATCTTGGCGATGCCAGCGGCGTGGCGCTTCGCTTCATCTACAGCGACCTTGACCTGGACTGCCAGATATTCGGCAGTGAGCTGAGCTGGGCGCTTGACCGCTGCCTGTGGTTCATCCTTCAGGACCTAGCCATGTCTGATGACGTCAATGTCGAATGGCGGTACACCACCAGCACCATCATCAATGAGTCCGAGCGCATCACCAACATCAAGAACAGCCAAGGACTATTGAGCGACCGCACGCTGATAGCGGCGCACCCGCTGGTCACCAACGTGGATGACGAGCTCAAGCAGATAAAGGACGAGGACGAGGCCAAGGCTGAGTCCATCAATGAGCTGTACAGCTTCAATCCTGATCAGCAGGTGCAGGTCACACAGAACCAGGGGCCTGACACCATCACGCAGACGCTGAGCAGTGCTGGGCAGAAGCTAGCTCAGGCTAGTCAGGCTGCAGCCAATGAGCAGAGCCGACAGGGTGCTGTGGCCGCAGCCAATGCAAGCAGTGGGGAGTGACTGAATGGCAATACCATACGTTGTCCAAGGAGCTGACTACTGGGAGCAGCGCGCCCTGCGTGAGGACGCCGTGATGGATCAGCTTGCCTCACAGGCGGAGAAGAACCTCGTGAGCGTGATGCGTGACCTTAATGACGGCATGCAGGCGGCGGTGGACCGGTTCATCGTGCAGTATCTCGCCGGAAAGCCGGAGGTCGCCTACAGTGATCTGGCACAGACGCTACAGCCCGCAGAGCTCAATCGCTATCAGGCCGCAGTGAACAGACTGAAGCTTGATGGCGTACCGCAGACCAAGGCCACCGCCAAGCTCGCCAACGCCACAAAAAAGGTGAGCCGCATTGACGCGCTCACCAATGAGCTGAGCCAGTGGCTAAACAACGGTGCGGCGGGCATACAGCGCGTGATGGACCCTCAGCTACAGGCCACCTATGATGTAGAGAAGACCCTAAGAGCCGGAGCCATGAAGGGAGTCGGCATAGGCGTCAGCTTCGCCAAGAACAGTCCGTATCAGCTCCGTTCTGTGACGTCTCAGCGATGGCTGGGCAGCAGCTACAGCGATAGAGTCTGGAAGCAGAAGGACGCGCTGCTTGCTCAGCTGGCTAAGAGCCTGCCGCAGATGTTCATCGCCGGGGCAGACAACAGCTCCATCTCCAAGGAGCTGCAGCGCGTCACCGGTGTCAATCAGGCGGCGGCGAACCGACTTATTCGCACTGAGGGAGCCAAGGTCGCCACTCAGGCTGACCACGACCTCTACAAGGACGCCGGGCTGACCGCCTATGTCTATATCGCCACCATAGACGGACGCACGAGCGAGATATGCAGGCAGATGAACGGCAAGACGCTTGAGGTCAGCAAGCTTGAGCCGGGAGTGACGGCACCTCCACTACACCCCAACTGCCGTAGCACCACCGTGCCAGACGTCGACACTAGCGACATAGACGAGGTGAGCGTGCTTGAGGCTGAGGAGGCCGTAGCCAAGAAGTACGGCGGCATAGCACGGCCCCGCAACGCACAGGGAGTCATCGTGGTGGACTCGCCGGACGTCATCACCAAGCGACTCGCCACTGCCAAGGCCCAGAAGCAGCGGAAGACTGAGTCACCGAAGTCACTGGAGCTCACGCCAACGCATCACTGGGCCAACGTGAAGGATGGTGAAGGGCTTCTTATTGATGAGATGTATCTTCACGTTCCTGACATGACTGATACGCCGACGCAGCAGTTCAAGAAGCTGCATAGGTTCCCTGACGAGGAGACACCAGCAGTGATTCGAGCCGATGGTACCAAAGCCAATCCAAGGTTCCTGGAGCAAAGGGGCTACAGAATCAACTGCCAGACATGCGTCGTTGCCTATGAGGCCAGACTTCGCGGATACGACGTTGAGGCCAAGGCGTACCGAAACACCGGAATACAGTATGAGATGTCCACGTTGTCTAAGTACAATGGTGGTGTAATCGCGCAGTTCGGTCCAAAGGCCATTGCAACGCCAATCAAGATTGATCCAAGTGACAGTGCGGCCACCGACAGACTCTTGCGCAGCTATGTTCCCAAGGTAGACTCTCGGTTTGTCATGGAGGTGGGCTGGAATGATGCTCATGGTAGGCTGGTATCTGGGCATATTGTCAATGTTGAGGCCATGCCAGTGGGCGACGGCAGCAATTTTGAGCTTGTGGTGATTGACGCACAGAGTGGGCGCGTCGGTGCACTCAGCTATTGGATTGATGAGCACCGAAGCCGGCTGAATGAGAACATAGCATTGGCCCGCGTTGACAATCAGCCCATCAATCCGGAAGTGATCACCACGCTGAAAAATTCGTAGCAGTACAGACCTATTGAGAATGAATGGAGGTGCCTATGCAGGTATTGAATGAGGCGCAGGCTCAGAACATCGCCGAGGCGCTGGTGAGTCAGCAGGGGGATAGGCTTCTTGGGTTTGATGACATGTACGGCAAGAAATACATCTACAACGTGCTACCCAAGGAGGCGAGGTCAGTTGACGACTGCATCGGCCTGCCAACGCTGGTGCTGGTGAGTGCAGACGGATCTGCTAGGTATGCCACGCCCAGCGAACAGGAACGATATGTTACCGGAAAACTGGTGTAGTGGCGTATAATGATGAGTTGTAGGGCAAATCGTGTCGCATCACGGTAACTGCGTAAGCCAAGAGAAAGAATGAACATGGACATAACTAAGGAAGCGCTGACGGCGATCGGTCTTTCAGAGGATCAGGCCGACAAGGTAGTGCAGGCGCACGCTGATAGCATCAACGGCAAATTCATTCCGAAGTCTCGGTTTGACGAGGTGAATGAGCAGCTCAAGGACGTCAGGGGACAGGTCACTGAGCGAGACACTCAGATTGCCGGACTCAAGAAGTTCCAGGGAAGTGCCGACGAGCTCAAGGCTAAGGTCACTGCGCTTCAGGAGGCAAACACCAAGGCCTCTGAGGAGTATGCATCCAAGCTTGCCTCTGTGCAGAAGACCTATGCGGTGCGCAGCGCCATCGGCACTGACGCACAGGACCCTGACCTGCTGCTGAAGCTGATTGACATGGATAGCGTTTCCATCACCGGTGAGGGCAAGGCGCTTGGAGTCAGTGAGCAGATTGACGCGCTTCGCAAGGATCGCCCCTATCTCTTCAAGGCCAAGGCAGCTGAGGGAGCTGAGGGCACCGATGGAACCGACGGGGCAGGCAAGGGCGGCGTGCGAGGCTTCAGGCCACCGGAGAGCGCCATCACCACTGCTGCGGGAAGCAAGCAGTTTGACGCCGAGAAATTCGGCTCCAAGCTCGCTGAGGCACGTAATGGCGGAATGGCGGCAGCAAAGGCAGCAAGTGACTACTACTTCCATGACGGAGTAGCGCCTACCGCCACACATGCAGGCACCGAAAAGTAGGCGATCATGATAAGCGAGACGCTGTATGAGCAGGATCGCACGATTCTGCAGTTTCCGGATGGAGCGCGCGCCTATGCGCACACGTTCAGTGCCACTGAGGACGCATCCGTGGTGGTCACTGATCCAGTGACCGGTGCCCGGACGATTCCGGCTGGCACCATCTACCCGGCCAATGATGCCACGGCCACGGGAGTGGTGCTCAAGACGGTGGACGTCACCAGCGGTAGCGCGTCAGGCGCGCTGCTCTTCGTTGGCGATGTGCGCGCCGCACGACTACCTGAGGATCCGACTGATGACGCCAAGCGTGCGCTCCCACGCATTACGTGGTTTCCAGAGGTAAGCTACCCGGCGCAGGGCGGCGGGAATAGCACCGCAGTAGCCGCCGCCATCGCGGCGCTTGCACCTGTGACCGTGGCTGACGCCACTGACGCGGCAACTGCCGCAGAACTGACAAACGCCAACAAAACGGCGATCAACGCCATCATCGCCGCTCTCAAGGCGTAGCGGTAGCGCTATACTAGTAACCGTAGCGGCAACACAACAAAGATAAGGGGCCGACAATGGCTGGATATTACGAAAAAGAATACGCGACCAAGGGCAGCGTCCTCGCTCACCCGACCGGCTACTCTGCCTATCCGCAGACCGTAGCCGCAACCGACGAGGCCGTCTCCACCGAGGGAGGAGCCAAGGTGCTGCGCGGCGGTACGGTGTATCCCAAGAATGACGCCACTGCCAAGGGCGTGGTTCTGCAGGACTACGTCTTCGCCGATGGAGACGCCACGGTGCAGGCCGCGATTCTCTATGTCGGTGACGTCAAGGCTGGCGCTCTCAAAACGCCTCTGGCCGCTGAAGCCAAGGCAGTTCTCCCCGGAATTCACGTCTTCGGAGAATAATATCTGATTGCGGTGAAATGCCGCTCTTTTTATACCCTCACTGTTACGGCGGTGGGGGTATACTTGTATGTAGAGGCTGGGGCCACACCTCGTGCCGTGTCACGTTAACCACGCAGTAGACCACCTCATGACAAAACAAATAACTATATGGAGGGTCATCAAATCATGACTAATCTCAGTGAGCTGGTCACTGCACCGGCCATTGCCGCGTACTGGAATACGCTGCAGAGCAATCAGATCCCGTTCCTTGGTCCGTCTCTCTTCCCCGCCAAGCACATGTCCGGCCTGAAGCTGGAATGGCTGCGCGGCAAGGACTCTCTGCCGGTTCAGCTGGCTCCCTCTGCGTTTGACACCAAGCCGACCATTCGTGATCGCGGCGGCGTCGCCAAGGCTGGAATCAAGCTGCCGTTCTTCCGGGAGTCCATGCGCATCGGCGAGGAGGACCGTCAGGAGCTGCTCACGCTGCTCAGCGCCAACGCGCCCTATGTGGATGACGTCATCGCACGCATCTTCGATGATGCTGCCGCTCTGGTCAACGGTGCGCTCATCAATCCTGAGGTGGAGATCTTCCAGCTTCTGCAGAGTGCGAAGATCAACATCGCCTCCGCTGATGATAGTGGTCAGGCCGTCAACTACTCCTACAACTATGATCCCAATGGCACATGGGCCGCAGGAAACGTCACCACGCTCGCCGGAGATGCAGTGTGGGGCGGCGTTGGTCAGCACCCAGTGGCCGATATTCTCGCCATGAAGCGCAATGCTGCCGCCAACGGCACCATCATCACGCGCGCCATCGTGTCCACGGGTCTGTGGGCTCAGCTGCTCACCGACGCCAGCATCGGCAAGGACATATTCCCGCTCGCGACTAGCGCTGCACTCTCCGACAACGATCTGCAGACGTATCTGTCCAATAAGACGGGAATCGCCTTCACGGTCTACGCCAAGCAGTACTACGACACCAACAAGGCGGCGCACTCCTTCATGGATGACGACAAGGTCGTCTTCCTGCCGAGCACCTCCGTCGGTTCCACCTACTACGGCACCACGCCTGAAGAGGTCGACCTGCGCGGCGGTCAGGTGCCGGGCGCTCAGGTCGCAATCGTCAACACCGGCGTGGCCGTGCTCACCATCAAGGAGGCGCTGCCCGTCAACGTGGTCACCTCTGTTTCTGAGATCGTGGCACCCAGCTACGAGGGCATCGACAACGTCTACGTGCTCAAGGTGAAGTGATATGACGACGACAGCACAGGAACAGCGCGTCATCGCTGAGGCCGCGACCACACTGAGGCTGCTCGGTGTGGCTGCGCCTGCCGATGCCGATGCCGCTGTTCTCGCTGCTGCCGTCGGCAGTGCGATACGTAACTTCTGCAACCGCGATGATATCCCCACTGCTCTTGAGAGCGTCTGGGCTAGTATGGTAGTGGACTATGTCCGCTGGGCTACAGCTGTCAAGAGACAGAATGATCCGTCTGGTAGTGTAGCATCAACTGCAGGAGCAAGAATCAGCTCCATCACTGAGCTTAGCGTCAGTGCGCAGTTCGGTGATGACACTACCTCACAGGCGGCACAGGCAGCTTCAGCGCACAGCGTCGCCAGTGGCGTGGAGGGCATCATAATGGACTACAGGGATCAGCTGTATCGCTTCCGCAAGATGACATGGTGAAGGTGTACCGATGATCGATATATCGGCGCTTAGATCCGCCATAGAGCTCCTCTACACCGATAGGATGGACATCACGTCGGCGCAGACCGTCGTAGTGAACGGCATAACCAAAACCAAGCTACCTACCACGCCGCAGGTCACTGATGTGCCATGCCACATCGGCTGGCCCACAGGCACTCAGGATGCCACCAACGGCACGCATACGCTAGAGCAGAATCAGATAGTCGTGTCATGCGCGCCAGAGGTGGTTGTGCCCACGGGGAGCCGAATTGACATCCGTCGCTATGACTCAGCGGGTAGGCTGTACGCTGAGCTGCACGGCACCACGGCCAATGCGGCGATCACGACGGGAGCGGCCTCAGTCGGGGCGAACCACCAGGAGCTACCAGTGACGCTGGAGGCCGTGTAATGAGTATGCAATACTCTGAATTCACGGACTATCGTAAGCAGATAGAGGCTCTAGCGAGTACGAGTGACTTCTCTCTCATGATGCGCAAGATCCTGCTCACTGAGGGGCTGAGGGCGCTCAAGCTGATCAGGCCGCGCACTCCAGTTGATTCCGGTACGCTACGCCGCAACTGGGCGCTAGGCAATGTGACCGTGACAGGCAACATCGCTAGAATTGAGATAGTCAATCCGACTAGCTACGCTGCCCCGGTGGAGTACGGGTGGACCAAGCCCAGCGGCGCGCACTACGTCGGCGCGCACATGGCTGAGGTCAGCATGGACATCATCAGTAAGCAGATTGACGATAGGGTGAGGGGACAGTTCGAGCAATGGCTACAGGCACATCTAACGAAATGACATGGTCAGCACTCACTGAGGCCTTCGCCGAGTGCATACATAGCGTGCCAGGCCTTGAGACAGTGCCCATCTATGCTGATGTACAGCAGACCGTTCATTCGCTGCCTGCTGTGTTCATCACGCCGGTCAATCCGTCTGAGACGCTCGCATTCGGCAGTCGACGAATATTCGACTGGCCCGTACAGATCATGCTGTCACTTGGTGAAAGTGATCAGGAGGTCGAAACTGTTGGTGATAGGTACGCTTTAGACCTCATGCGTGTAGTAGAATATATACCGTGGGGTGCTACTGGGCACACCGCTACAGACAATAGGAGCTGGATGGTATCCGGCTCTGACATCATCATCAATTGTAGTGTCCGAATACACCGGAGACTGGAACAAGGAGAGTAGATTATGGCATGGACAACTGGACAGAATGTCATCAGCGGTGGTGAGGGCACCCTGCAGATTGAGGAGGCGAGCAATCTCATCACGCTCGCCAACGTCACCAAGCTTGAGGCCAACATTGACAAGGACAAGTCTGAGATTCAGGTGGTTGGCAAGCGCATGAATCTTCATAAGACTGTTGGCCTTGCAGGCAGTGGTACGCTGAGCCTCTACTACCTGAGCGCACGATTCCGTGAAGACCTCAAGGAGTACAAGGATAGCGGAACTGATCGCTACTATGAGATCACTGCCACTAACAATGATCTAAGCTCTGGAGCAGGCAAGCAGGTAGTCGTGCTGCACGGTGTCAACTTCGACTCAATTCCTCTGTCTCTGCTTGACGGTAGTCACACCGAGCTCACCGAGGATCTTGACTTCACCTTCGAGGACTACGACATCATCACGCCATTCACCAAGGACGCAGATGTTGAAGCCACAACCCCAAAAGCTTGACCTCTCTGACTGTGTTGGCGTCCCCGACTGACGGCGGTCAGACGGTAACAGTGACTCCGGCAGTTGGAGAGGGCAATGCACGCAGATACATCATCACCGCTGCCGCCAACCAACCCTACCTATCCACCAGCGTCAATGCCGAGCTCAGCGCCGGTTGGAACGCTTTCCCGGCTGACGGCGTAGTGCATGGAACTGCTGGCGACATCATCACCGTAGTAGACGTATTGGCTGGCAGTGGGGCCATACGGGCGGCAGGAACCGCCACGCTGCCATAACCCGGCGCAAAAGAAACACCTAATCCGTGATCAACAAAACACACAGCAAAGGACTACAGCACATGAGTAGTGAAAATATCGTCGCACAGAAGGAAGAATCTCTTGAAGACTTCCTCGTTGATAATCAGGTCAGTGACACCACAGCCGAAATCTATCCGTCTGAGCGATTCCGCAAGGCGGGCAAGGCATTCATCATCAAGGCAATGACCAACGCCCGAATGAAGGAGTATCGTCGCCAGACCAGTCGCCGCCTTAAGAACGGACAGCGTGATGACGACCCCATCGCATTCAACGTCGCCATCGCCATCGGTCAGACCGTCAGCCCGAACCTGAGGAGCAAGGAGCTCGTCGACCGACTGCACGCTGGTAGCCCGGAGAACGCGATTGAGCTGATTCTCCTTCCTGGGGAGATTGCCGAGATCAGTAGTCAGGTCATGAATCTCAGCGGCTTTGGTGATGACGACGTCAACGACGGTGAGACCCCTGAAAAGCTGGTTGAGCGCGCAAAAAACTGATTGAGGGCGGCGACGCCCTAGCCAACTACGCGGTAGACGCGCTGAACCGCTGGGGCTGGCCGCCAAGCACTATGGTGAAGATGGACGCGCATGAACGTGCAGTCACCATCGCCATGCTTGACCTCATACACCGGCAAGAGAAAAAGCAGCAGCACGAGATGAAGAGTCAGACGAAGAGGGTGCACTAATGGCGAGCGAAGTCAAAACCGCAATATCCCTTGAGGATCGCATCTCTCCTGCTGTGGCGAAGATGAATCGGGCGCTTGCCTCAACTGGAGATCAGATGAGCAAGGTCGATTCAGCGTCTGACCGGGTTGGCAAGAACAGCGGATTTGCTTCAATGGGAGAATCAATTGAGGGCACTGGCACTAAGTCAGGCTGGCTTGCCACTAAGATCGGCCTCATAAGCGGCGTTATGCAGAGCGTCACTGGTGCCGCCATAGGCGCATTCAGTGGCCTCAGCGGCGACATAATTGAGGCCTCTGACTCTGCGCAGAAATTCGGGCAGACGCTGAAGTTCGCTGGCATGGGTGATGCCGAGATTCAGAAGCTCACTGCCAGCACGCAGAAATATGCTGACCAGACCGTCTACAGCATCAGCGATATTCGTAACATCACGTCACAGCTTGCCGCCAACGGCGTCAAGGGCTATAGCTCACTAGCCGAGGCCGCTGGCAACCTCAATGCCGTGGCAGGCGGCAACGCCGATACATTCAAGAGCGTTGGCATGGTGCTCACGCAGACCGCAGGTGCCGGCAAGCTCACCACTGAAAACTGGAACCAGTTAGCTGATGCCATTCCGGGTGCATCCGGTGTGCTTCAGAAGGCAATGCTCAAGAACGGCGCGTATACCGGTAACTTCCGTGATGCTATGGCTAAGGGTGAGATCACCGCCGACGAGTTCAACAAGGCCATACAGGACGTCGGCATGACTGACGTCGCCAAGCAGGCAGCAACTTCCACAGCAACCATCGAGGGCGCGTGGGGCAATTTGCAAGCATCTGCCGTAAGCATCGGCACCAAGATTCTTGATTCAGTCAAGCCTGCGGTCACCGGGGCCATGTCAAGTCTTGCTGACCTATTCAGCAACGTCGGCACTGGCATGCAGGGCGTGCTCGACATTCTCCTCAAGGGAGACTACACCGGCGCTCTACGAGAGGCGTTTGGGCTTGAAGAGGACTCACCCATTGTAGACTTCCTATTCAATCTTCGTGACACTGCACTCAGTATGTTCAATAGCGTCAAGGAAGGAGCATCACAGCTGTGGGGAATTATGAAGCCAATACTGAGTGGCATAATGGGAGCAATTCCTGGGATAGTGTCAGGAATAGGGGCATTGATAGATGGAGCTAAACCAATACTCACAGTAATTGGTGGAGCATTGGTTACTGCAATGGTAGCTGCATGGACTGCCACAGAAAAGGTAGTGCAGAAACTGAGCGACTTCGGTAACTGGCTCAGTAGTCATCAGACTGTAGCCACTGTCTTCGCTTCTACAATCGGCGGTCTTGTTCTCGCATGGAAGGCACTTCAGGCCGCTGCTGCGGTGAACACCTTCTTCGAATCAGTACAGGCTGCTGGTGGCCTTGTAGGCATGATCAAGAATCTCACAGTGGTCACCAACATTCAGAAGACTGCCACAGCGGCGTGGAGTGCCGTGACCAAGATAGGCACCGGCATACAGATGGCGTTTAACGCGGTCATGGCCATCAATCCGTTCGTGCTGATCATTGTCGCCATAGCCGCAGTGGTGGCTGCACTGGTGTGGTTCTTCACGCAGACCAAGGTCGGTCAGCAGGCATGGCAGGCTTTCACTACCTGGCTGAGCGGTCTGTGGACTGGGTTCGTAGCGTTTGCACAAGGTGTTTGGAACGGCTTTGCAGCATTCTGGTCTGGCTTGTGGGCGGCAGTGAGTGGCACATTCTCAGCTATCTGGACTGCATTGGTGGCATTCTTCTCTCCCATTATTCAGGGTATATACACTATCATCTACGATGTCATCATAGTCATAGCTGCAATCTGGGTGACGATATGGAATGGTATCTCAGCTGTATTCACTGCTATATGGAATGGCATCGTGGCATTCTTCACGCCGATCATCAATGGCATATACAACACCATCGCTACCGTGATCACTGCCGTACTTTCAGTGTGGCAGGCGGTGTGGGGAGCGATAAGTGGATTCTTCGCCAATGTGTGGAATGGGATGGTGGCCGTCTTCACGCCGATTGTAAACAACATCCGCAACATCATATCAAGTGTGCTGAATGACATACGGAACACATGGAACTCAGTGTGGGGAGCCATCAGCGGATTCTTCGGAGGAATATGGCTAGGGATGGTGTGGGCCGTAGGCAATGCCGTGGGTGCCATAGGCGGTGCCGTGGGAAGAATATGGGGTGTCGTCATGGGAGCACTCAGCGGTGCTGGGAGCTGGCTTGGCGACGTGGGTCACAACATCATCAGTGGTCTCATCGGTGGCATCACTGGAGCATTCGACTGGCTGAAGAGCACCATCAGCAATCTTGGTAGCAGTGTGGTGGGTTGGGCCAAGGGAGTATTGGGTATTCACTCGCCGTCAAAGGTGTTCCGCAATGAGGTCGGCAAGATGATCGGCCTCGGCCTCGGAGACGGAATTGCAGCCAGCACCGGCTACGTCACTGACAAGATGGACGGAATGATAGCCGCTGCCACGCCTAAGGTGTCTGCTCCTAGGTTTGACACTGGTACCACAGGCGGTGACTATGATGGCGGCAATGGCACGGGTATTGGGCATGGCGGTATTGGTGCTGGTGGCTACCCCGGTGGATCAACATTCGGCAACGGAAGCGCTGGCAGTTCATCTACAATCACTAACCGCAACGAATTCAACATCAAGTCAGACGATCCATATGCTGTGGCAATGCTAGTCGCCCAGGAGCTGAGGAGCTGATATGCGCATAGATATTATTCCAGACTCAGGGCATCCAGTACATGCAAGAGATGCTGCATATGGCTATGAGTGGTGGAAGCACACCTGCTTCCTGCTCAAGAAGGCTGACGACTACGAGGGAATAGAGAACTGGACTACCACGGCCCCTCTGAAGAACACTGACCCGGAACCATACCCAAACACTGCGGGATCCATACCTCCGGTGAACCTTACCTATGGGCACAGAATGCCAATTGTGCACTTCTACTACCTGTCAGGACCAGATGGATCAAGCCTCGCCACAGCGCAGGCGAAGAGAGACATCAGGGGACTGACTGGTCAGTGGGTCATGCTCTATGTACACGACGAAGATGGGCTTCTTCATTCCAGAGGGTATGTATCCACAGCGCCGACGATCAGCCCCATTGATTCTACGTCGTTTGAGGTCACCATTATAATTACCTGCCCAGACCCGATTAAGTACAGCACCTATGAAGACTATCAGCTATCAAACGGTGCTTCTCTTGTGTGGAAGAGCAGCGGAGACTATCCTACCTACCCGAGAGTTACTATTGATGAAGCTGTAACCGCTGTCCGAATTATAGTCAACGACAGCATGTTCTACTGGAAAGGGAGCACTGACTCGTTTATTCTGGATGGAGTTAATAATATTCCACACGACCGGGAGGGCAACTACCTCACTGGTACTGTGACCGCCACTGCTCTTCAGCTCCCGCCTGACAATGACAACATCATACAGGTAAGCGCCGCTGGTGTCGCATCAAGTGTGATTTCAGTGCATAATGGATGGAGGTGACGCTGAATGGCTGAAATAAGTGCAGAGACGGTAGGAAGTGGCTTTGCCACTGTGCACAGCGGTAAGACGGGGGAGTTCAGGTTCACCATTCCGGTCACCAGCTACTCCATGTCATGGCTGCTTTCTGATGCTGGCAGCTGCTCTGCCACCATACAGATCAGTGACGACCTCGTCGGTATGAACCTACAGAACAGACTGAAGAAATGGAGCACCATTATCTGCGTCTATCGCAATGATTGGCAGCTGGACGGTGCCATGATCGTGAAGGACAGAAAGTACGATTTCAAGACGCATAAGCTCTCTATTACGGGAGCGGACGGATGGGGCTTGCTTAGTAAACGTCTGGTCATGAACCCGACTCTAGTGAGTAATTGGCAGGACGGTGATGTACTCATTGACGAAGACAATCCTCGCCCAGACTGGAAATCGACCTACACTGGCAGCAAGCCGGACATAGCTACTAAGATGCTTCAGGACACCGATAGCTGCGGTTCCTGGCCCTATCTCTACGCACCCTACACTGGAGGCAGCAACACCAAGACCTATGACAATTGGAGTCCAAAATACATAGACGATGCCATCACTGATCTAATCAAAGAACAGAACGGCATAGAGGTGCTGTTCATACCGGAGCTGGACTACAATACGCAGAGATTCAAGTGGAAGGCACAGATTGCTGATAAGGTGCAACTGCACACATACCAGTTCGTGGACGGCCTGCCCGACAATCAGTGGTACTTCACTGATGACAGTGATCTTGGAGGAGACATAGTGAATCAGGTGTACGGGTTCGGCGGCAAGCTAGACGACAAGATCGTTGTCGCAAGGGACACCAATGATGATATTGATCCAGACATGCCTCTGCTGCAGACGGTGAACACTGAGCATAGTACTGTCAGCGATGTGTCTACGCTCAGGCGGTATATGCAGGGAATAACGCAGTTAGGAAGAGAGAGTCAGGACTCCATAGGCATAGCGTATAATAGGCTACGGTACAACATAGCTCCAGGAGATACGATTGTAGTGAAATTCAGTGATCCCTACTTCGGTAGAGACAACAGAATACTGAATCTTCGGGTGCTGAGTACAGATTGGAATACGAGCAACATTGGCACCCTAGCAGCCAGAGAGGTTATAGGCGATTAGCATGGCGTATTCATCCCCCACCAATAATCCCATAGCCTCTCTCAGGCGCGATATCAAGGCTATTGAGCGCAGGGTAAACACTGCCAATTCTCCATCTGGTACGCAGGCGGCCCAGACGGTCAACAAGCTCAAGGCCACGGTGGCCGCCCTTAGTCAGCTCGTCACCTTCCTGACCCGTGCGCGTGGCTACGCATACAACTCTGCATCATGGGCCGACTCCAACGCCAACGGCGACCACACTGACTTCACGTTCACCGACTACGACCCATCGTATGATGCGCACGTCGACTTCGAGGGGCCGGAATCGGGGATCATCTCCGTGGATTTGACCGCGTGGCTCGACGTGAAGTCGAACGCATACAGCGCCGACGCCTCCAAACCATACGGGGTGAACGTTCGCGGTGGCGTCTCCTTCGACATCGTCGACGCTTCGGGCGCGGTCGCATACGACGTGCGGCAGGGCGACGGGGTGCAGTTGACCACGGAGGCGTACGGGTCGAACAATGCCAACGTGATTGGCGCGACCACGAGCAACACGACCATGATCTCTGGGCTCACGCCCGGTACGGCGTACACGCTGCGCACCAGACGCGGACGCTACGGCTACGCGCATGACGGGAACAGCAATCCCATCGCCATGCCTGACAAGGGTTGGTGGACTGTGACGATCGAGAACCCGAGGGTCAGCGTGGTGCTCGTATCCGGTGCGAGCATCAACGACCAGACGCCGCCGGACGGCGACGGGCCACAACAGCAGGGAGGAACATCATGAGCGGAGTACTGGCCGAGAACGCTGGTAGGGGCGACATCCTGCTGCTACGCGGCATCACCAATAGGCTGGCGGTCAAGTGGGAGCGTGACCAAGGTTCTGGATTCCAGCCCGTGAACCTCACCGACTATGTGTGCACACTCGAGCTTCTGCTGCCCGGCTCGGATGATGTCGTGTACTCACGTGCGTGCGACGCTCACGGCATCGACGGGATCGCCGCCGTCTATATTCCGCCCGACGCGTTCAAGGACCAGAACTGGGCGGCTCGCCATTCGGGCGAGTGGCGCATCACCGCGTCCAAGGACGGGGTGACCGAACTGCTCGGTACCGGCTACTGGCACCTGTCCTAACTAACGAAACACTAGGAGCATCACATGAACGTTGATCAGATCATCGACAAGAAAACCATCGCAATCCCCGGACCCATCGGGAAATTGGGCCCACAGGGCAACCAGGGAATACCAGGAGTGAACGCCGTGCCCACGGACGAAGCCGTCGCCGCATATATCAGCACCGCAGGCACCAAAACAGCCTCGGCTTTGACAACCTGGCGACCACCGGTCAACGTAGTGGACGCAGGAGTCGACAACACTGGACAAAAAGACGTTTCCGATACCATTCAATCGCTCGCCGACACAAGCGTGGCCGGCCTGTACTTCCCGGCAGGCATCTATCTCGTTTCCAAATCCATTGACCTCCCATACAACACGACCGTGCCATGGCAGATCCAGATGGAACCCGGCGCTATCATACGAGCAACCGCGGCAATTGGACAGGTATTCAATCTCGGGGTGAAAAACCAATCTGGTTCCATAAACGAACTGCAGACGGTGCATGGAGGAATCATCGACTGCAACTACTCAGCGTCGGCGGCCATCAGGACCAGCAGCAAGATCACGTCGGTGGCTTTCTCCGATGTGACGATAATCAACACTTTGGATTACGGGATCTATCAGGAACGCCCCGATGTGAGCTTCAGCCTGGATAGCCGCTACACCAATGTCCGGGTCAACTACGTGCACGGCCCCTCCGCCCAAGGGGCGGATTCGGATACGGTCGCTTTTTATCTGGGTGGATCCGATGTGCAGATGAGCGACATATACGTTTCCCGTGTCCAAGTGGGCATCGCCGCCGAAGGATTCTTCCAGATCTCGAATTCCCACCTGTTCACGTGGGGATCAACCCCTCCGACCGTAGGCATCCGAGCCGCTGGCGGTATCCACGCGACGAATCTCTACCTGGACGGGTTCCAGCTGGGCATCACGGATCAACGAACAAACGGCGCGTGGAACGTCGGAGTCGTCTCAGGCCTTGTTTTGAACAATTATTTCTTCTACATCTACGATGGTTCCCCCCGTACGGACGACGGCCTGACACCAATAAAAATCAACCGAAACACACCTCTGACGTTGCTGGCGCACGAATTCCGATACGGTTCCTCCACCACCCGCAACGGGATCGTAAGCTATGACGACCCTATAACCGGCAAGACCACGTCGAGACCGTCTCCATACGGTCGAATGATCTCACCCATGCGACCGGGTCTATTCGTGCCGAAAGACGATGTGGAAAGCCTCCTGGCAGCGAGCACGCGCCGATGGCTGCAGGTCATCTCCCCCCAGAATGTGCCACAGGGAGCCGGGTTCCTCATAGGATACGCGATATATGATTCCGGCACGATATCCATGCAATCCGGCATCACGATTTATGAGGACAACGCCTACACCTGCGCAAGGATCTGGATGGGCCTCAGTCTGTCCGCTGCAGGAGTATCTGGCAACATCAAAGTGGTGGAGGCAATCTCCCCATCCCCGAGCAAGAGAATAGCCATAGGCAAGTTGATACAACTTCGCGACGGATTGAAGGGCGCACCGATCTTTTTATACAACACCGGTGGCGCTGGCTATTGGGATGGCATCTACGTCGATCAATGGACACCGAATTACCGACAGCCCACGTATTTCAATATGGGCGTTGCGCCGTCTGCGATCGACACATCGCAAATAGTGCAGTCGACGGCCCTTTCATGATGTCCGCCTTTCCAGAATGAGGCAAGGCGATTACACGGCGGTGGAAACAGATTCTACGGGGGGGGGGGGGGTCAGCATCATCTACATGCCCCCCTGGTTCCGGGTCATATACAACAACTACAAAACGATGCTCACCAACGTCAAAGGCAACGTCATCTCACGGTCTCCTACCAGCAGCTGACCACCGACATCTATAGCAAAGCCATCCTGAAAGCCACCACCGCCACCATCTACCCGGCGAACGCGCCATTCGTAGTCGTCGGCAGAATCATATGCTACATCGACTTCACATGGCCCGCCTACGGCATCGCCTCATAACACATGCATCCAGGCCTCGCCATGGAATCCATCAATCCTCGCATAGGCTTGGCGGTCTCCCAGCAGTTCCGGACATCACGGACAGACCTTTCCCATACCAGAGAACGCGATACTCACTGCCCAGGTACAACAGCAACAGGAGGAAGAGTGAGAACGCACGCATCTACTCACGGATTAGTAAATGTGACTGAGGTATAATTGAGTGTAGAGTCCATACTATACTTAACACTGCCGTACGGAATGAACTCCTCTGCTCTCACTTCATCAATTATGACTAGACCCCCGATAGTAGAAATCTGAGAAAATGCCTATGCCCCCCTGGCTCGCTCTTTTGGATAAGGATGTGCTCATAGCCATTATTGGTCTTATTGGTGCACTCTCCGGTGGCCTAGTGGTCACTATCTCCAGCCACCGAAACAACCTCGCGCACGCCTACAACGAGCTCGCCCAGGCGCAGAGCGAAATGCAGAAGGAGATTGACGCTCAGGATGAGAAGCTCAAGCAGCTCTTCGCCGACAATAGCCGACTTCGCAAGGAGGAGCGTGAATTTGAGGATAGAGACCTTGAGCGTACCCGCTACCTGCGTGAGCTCATGCACTGGCTGGACGGCCTATGCCAGTCGGGCGAGATCGCGTACACGAAGGATCATCCGAAGCCGCACTTGCCGGACGGCATGCGCCCAGATTTCCCGAGGCTCGAACGGTGAACCGGATACGCGCGCATCTGCGCGTGCTCAGCACCGCCGCCATGATTATCGCCGAAATTGGGCTACTACTGCTCGCACTCAACGCGGCACGCGACCTGTACGGTCTCATACTGTTCCTCAAATTCCTATCCATCATCATCACCAATTAAGGAGAATAATATGACATTACGCGGTATTGATATCAGCAGCTATCAGGCAGGAATCAACTTAACTGTAGTCCCACTCGACTTCGCCATCGTCAAAGCAACACAAGGAAAAGGATATGTGAACCCGGATTGCGCGCGCGCCGTCGACCAACTGCTCGGAGCAGGCAGACTCGCAGGCGTCTACATGTACGTGTCGGGCGGTGACGCGAACGGTGAAGCCGACTTCTTCGTCGATCAGGTGAAAGGCTGGGTGGGCCGCGTCGTGCTCGCCGTCGACTGGGAGAGCGGGCAGAACTCGGCGTGGGGAGACCTGAACTATCTGGATTCGGTCATCAAACGCATCATCGCCCGTACTGGAGTGAAACCGCTCGTCTACGCATCATCCTCCGCGTTCCCGTGGGATGTGGCGAAACGGAACGACTGCGGTACTTGGGTCGCCCAGTATGCGGATATGAACGCGACTGGATATCAGGATACGCCGTGGAACGATGGCAGGTACGGGTGCGCCATTCGACAGTACTCTTCAGCCGGTCGGCTTAACGGCTGGGGTGGGGCGCTTGACCTGAACAAGTTCTACGGCGATCGAAATACGTGGATGCGGTACGCCGCAGTCAACGGAAAACCGCAGCCCGCACCGCAGACCTCTCCAGCTCCCGCGCCTTCACCGATGCCGCACGTCAACTACGCGCTCCACGAGCAGGGAGGCGGCTGGCTTGCCCCCGTCCGCGACTTCGGAGGCGGCGACAACGGCTTCGCCGGCAACCCGAACCACAGGCATGACATGCTGTGGATGAACGTCACGGAAGGAGATCTGCGCTACCGTGTCCACGTCCAGGGCGGCGGGTGGCTTGACTGGGTGAACCATGGAAACCCGAACGACACGGTGAACGGATGCGCCGGAATGTTCGGCCGCACCATCGACGCCGTGCAAGCCTACTACACGACGCCCAAGGGCCGTGCACTGCGTCAGGTATGGTATCGGTCTCAGACTGTGGCGCGCGCGGGCTGGCTGAACGTCTGCTGCGATGATGGTACCAGCCTGCCCGGCTATGATGGTTTCGCCGGAGTGTACGGTGAACCGTTGGACCGTCTTCAGATTTCCATCAACAATCACAACCCATTCTAAGGAACATCACATGACCATCATTCAGCTCATCGCCACGCTTGTGAGCGCAATCATCATTCCATACATCGTTCAGCTCATCAAGACACACGCCATGAGTGCCAGCGTGGCACGCATACTCGGCATCGGAGTAAGCCTTCTCGCCGGGATTGTCACCGGGTTCATCTCTGGCATCCCTGCCACACCCGCTGCATGGCTTACCTGCGTATTTGCCGTCATTGGCGGTGTACAGGTGGCCTACGCAGCATTCAAGGCAGTCGGCGTCACATCAAAGTGGCTTGATGCCTTGGAAAACATCGGCTCACACGAGCCAACTGCCTAGCACCACACATAAGTCGATCCCCATCGTTTATCACGACTTTCAGGCTATATAGCTGATATTTCTGTGACAAACGGTGGGGATCACATCATATCTACACCAGGTTCTTCCTATCGATGGAGCACCGTGATCACCTCTTCTCCCTCCTCATCCACTATGGTCACTGGCACGCCGAGAAGCGTGGCAGATATGCTTGCCTGAGCAAACATCTGACCGAACGTGCGGCATGACTCAGGAACTGGTGTGCTTGCCGTAGCCTCATAGCCGTATCGATCTATGTGCGGCCATTGCAGAGTGTATCCCATCATGACTGCCGCACCACCTTGAGCTCGACTGCGACTCCCTGCCCCTCAGCTGTCTTCTTCAACCAGTCAAGTGCAGCATCGGCCTCACTTCGATTGGTCCAGAAAGATGCGTTCAACAGATTGTCTACCGGCACTGCGCCATCGCTGTCGATTGACAATGCCTTGAACCGCTTGTCTCCGCTGAACTTCGCCATTATCTTGTACATACTGTCCTCCTGTGTCCTTGATGTCGTACATCTGAAATTATACTATGTTATTAGTAATAACACAACTCGGCGTTTCTCAATATCCAAGATGCTCTAGCAGCGTATTATTACGCACCTGCAGACCAACGATTGACTGCCTTCCGTCATCATCACGAGACTCGGCATAGCCATGATTGCGCAGCTCTTGCAGAAGCGACCGCCGCTTGATGGCGAATTCACCGTTGGCCTCGCACCATGCGGAATAGTCAGTGTAGAGGTCAGTGAGGGATGCCGAGGTGCTACTACCCTGCTCTATGTTGTCTTGCAGCCAGCTGCCGACCACATCCCCCTCAGCTCTGTACGCCTCAGCTGCCATGCGTATGGCTACCGGCTCACTCAGCTGCCCGTGCGCTAGGTAGCGTATCGCTCCGTCTACCGCCCAGTGCAGTATCGCCTGAGCGCCAGTGACGCTGCGGACAAGGTCCTTGAGCTTGGGATCGCGCTGATCAGCGGGGATGCTCTTGGGGAATGATATCCTCTTTATACGGCGCACCATTGCCGGGTCGCTTGAGAAGGCGTCGAAATTACTACCGATCCATAACTTGAAGGCCGGACGGAAGTCAAATGGCTCACCATAGAGCTTACGTGCGGTGATGCGGTCTCCACCGGTAAGCTGCTTGACCAATGCCTCATCAAACGTGTCACCGCTACGTGTCTCGCTCACCGTGATGGCGCGATAGCCAACCAGTGATGCGAGGTCATCAGGACGGGTATCCTTGCCCCGGCGCATCATGAGCAGATTGCCCTGTATGCTATGCGCCCAATCGCCTAGAGCAGCATTGAGGCCGTCGATGAACGTCGACTTGCCAGACTGCGGCGGGCCGCTGATGACGAAGAAGCACTCCTCGCTGATGAGCCCTGTGCAGGTATACCCGACAGCCTCCTGGAGATACTGAGCCATCTGCTCATCACCGTCTACAGCATGCAGTACATACCGCGCCCACCACCCATAGTCAGCGTCGGCATCGTACACCACCTGACTAGAGCGGTCGTATAGCACGTCCTGGCTGAATGGCAATAGCCGTCCATTGGACAGGTCTATCATGCCATTGGCGACAGGAAGCAGCAGTGCCTCCTGATCAAAGTCATCCTGCTCTCGAAGAAACTCCGGCGCGCCCTGACACATATCCATCATGCTGTCAAGTCGGGCGCGATTCATGCTGCTCTCGACGAAATCAGTATAGCGATGCTTTGCCTTGGCGTCATCTATCTCACTGGCGATGCCCATCATCTTCCTGCCGACTGCCTCCGCCTGATAGCGAGCCACTCTATTTGGCACGTGGTGCCATCCGCGTTCCGCAGAGAACTCATACCATCCGACATCCTGACGATAGAGTAGCCTACCAGCCGTTAAATCCGCTAAACGGCCCCGATTGCCTGCGTCGGTGAGATTGGTGAGCCACAGCTCGTCGCTCCCGTCGGTCGGTGCTAAAAAATCTGGTGACGCCCCGTCGGTGTGGTCCTGCCTGAAGGCGCTATTGACCTTGCCGAGCACCTCATCACGTTCGAATCCGCTACGGTCACCGATGCCATTGAGCACCACGAGTATCATCTGCTTGGCGAGGTCCGTCGGCATGGACTTGGACACGCTACGGCGAAGCGCACATGCGCACCGGAATATCCAGTCATCACGCATACCCTCAGGCACGCCATTGACCATCGCGTCAGCCATGCTCACCCCCTGCCACGTAAAACCACCGAGGCTGTCAATCTGCTGAGAGGCGAGCGCAGGCTTGCCGGCAATCTTGGCATTAGACAGTTCATCACTCAGTGCGATCGACATCTGAGCCGCAGTATGGCCCCAATTCTCCCAGCTATATACGCCGCCGCTCACGTGCCTACCGGGAGGCAGCACTACGTAGCCGCCGTCACCTCGCACATCCACGCTCGCAAGCCAATTCACTCTCGTCTTGACATGCCTGCCCGGCCATGCATAATACCGGTGCTCTCCTCCGCTGCCTGTGTTAGCTACCAGCGTCGGACTCTGCGCCTCATTGCGTTCCTCCCAGCTGCGCAGACTGGCATAGCCGTCACCATGCTTGGTGTCAATGTCAATGACGATGACGCCGCTCGTCTCGCCGGTGGCAAGTCCCCAGTTGCAGGCTCCGCCGTACTGCGCCGCCCATTGCTGCACCTGTGTAGGGTCATCAGTGGCATCTAGTAGACCATGCGCCGTGCGCGGGTGCTTGCCCGGTGACGTGCAGGCGTCTCCCCGACCGCAGGTGCACTTGCCATCAGCGCCTATGCTGTGCAGCGGAAAGATCTTCCATCCTAATGCAAGATAGTCCCTGAGTCTAGGCTGCTGAATCATCTGTCTTCTGCCTCATCCCTTGTCTTCTCACCGCTGTAGCCCTCCTGCTGTCTACGGCGATTGATCCTGTTCTTGGTCAGATAGCGCTCATACACGTCATCAGCGTTCATGTTTGCAGCGAGAAGAAGAGACAACATGAAGTGAAGGGCATCGATAAGCTCCTCCTGCAAACGGGTCTCATGCACGTACTTGGTGCGCGCCCAGCTCTTCCAGCCGACCTCACGCAACGCCTCATGCAGTTCGTCCTCAAGCGCGAGAACATTCTGCCGGATGAAGGCGATGCGCTCCTCATTGTCCATGCCGTCAAAGTCGGTATGGTAGCAGTCCTCCTGAAGTCTACGCTGAAGTGTCAACAGCTCTGACAGTCGATCATCATCAGCAGCTGCGTTGTCTTTTACCTTGTCCTCCATGCCTGTCCTCCATGCACTAGATTAGATACGATTAATAGTAGTGCCTGCCCTACCCCATAAAGAGATAGGACAAGCGGTCACGTCACACACTACAATGTCAGAATGTGATGTTGGCGAAGTCGGGAATCTCCGGAACAGCAGGAGCTGCCGGTGCCACAGTGGCAGGCTGAGCCGCCTGTGGCGCAGGAGCAGCTGCGGGAGCCGGATTCACCGGTGCGGGGATTGGTGCCGTGCTCTCCTGCGTTGCTGCCGGCGCGCCGATAGTCGGCCCGGCGTCGTGCTCCGACCCGGCCCACGGATCAGCTGCAGGCGTAGGTGCAGCCACTTGAGGAGCTGCCGCTACAGGTGCCGGAGCAGCATTGGGCACTGCAATTGACGGAGCAGCCGCCTGCGCTGCGGCGACGCCCGTGAGCCTACTGATTCGGTCAACGTTGTCACGCTGCTGCCCCTGATACTCACGATGCGTGACGGAGATCTGAGCCTTGGCACCGACCATCTTAGCTGCCACGGTCTCAGGTGCTGGAGCCGGTGTCTGCTTGAGGAACGCCTCATCCACGCCAAGCGCTCGCAGATTGATGAAGAACGCCTGCACGGCGCGCGGGTTCTCGGGGGAGAGAACGATGTTGTTGCTGATCGTTCGGTTGGTCTTGGGACCGCTGATAACACGGAAAGTCGTGGCGAACATGAGCTTGCCGTTCTTGCTCTGTTTCGCTTCTGCCTTGGTGACCTGTGCCGCGTACTGTCCGACGGGGAGAATCTCAAAATCTGCCCCGCTGCTTGCCATGAGGTCGCCCCAATTGATTGCTGCTGTCATTTCTGATCCTTTCGGTCATTACTGCTATTATTCTTTGTCGAGTCAGCGGTCGCCGGCCCGAAAACTGTATCTAGCATGGTGGAGACGTTTGGGTTGGTGATGATATCTCCAAGTCGCCCCTGCACGCGCTCACCTGCCTCAAACTGGACGTGCGGAACTACAAGCATACGCCTAATCTTCTCTGTTCCCTGCGTAGGGTCATCAGCATTCACTGGAACCTCATCAACGTAGAGATAGCCGATCACGTCGAGGAAGTATGGCATCTTGACCTGAAGCTGCCCCTGCACATAGGGCCTGTACTTGCCATCACGCATCTGAGTCATGGCGGTAAGTACCACGGCCTGAAGCGGCTTGACGGGATGCTCAGTCAGGTCTCGGAAGCCTCTGATGAGCCTCTCCATGCTGTTCAGCAGATCACCCCACAGCTGTTGAGACATGCGGCCCTCACCCTCCAGCTGCTCCTTGACCTGTGTCTGCACCTCACTGATTGAGTCGATGATCACCGAGACAAACTGGTGCTGACCACTGTTGAGCCACTCATATGCCTTGAGGAGAATTGAATAGTCACGAACATTGACCACGCATGTGTCCCAGTCATTGTTCCACTTTGGTGGCTCCTCCGTCATGGGATCCCACAGCACCTTGCGGCCGGGGAGGAATCGCGCCGCCGCCTCGGCATCAAGTAGTAGCCGTGGGGCCGGTGCCGTATTGGCGAACGTGGACTTGCCGACCTTAGTGTCAGCATGCACGAGTATACTCAATGCTCTGTGCTCACTTGGCGTCAGAATCTTCATTGTCATTGTACCTTTCATCTGGGTTGATCTTCTCATATCGCTCATTGAGCAGCCCCTGCCAGTTGCTGCCATCGTCCATGAGAGGGCAGACATCGTAGAATGGGCAGTCCCAATTGCAGTCTCGCGTCGGTGACGGAGGGCACGCATACTGTAGGGCCTCAATGCTGTGATTGGCATCAAGTGCTCTAGTGAGGTAACGAATCTCCGTGGTGCTACGCACCGTGCGTCGGAACATGCTGTCCACCTCGGCGTTGTTCGGCCGCACCTTGACTGCCTTGTAGAACGGTGGCTTGGCATTACCGGTCCGTTTCACCTTACGCATCATCACGAACTGAGCGCCGTCAGTGGTCTGCGTCGGGTCAGTGAGCCGCTCCAGTAGCTGATACATCTTGATCTGCTCATTGAGGAGAAACCCATCCTCTAGACCACTAAAATTCGCACACGTCTTCCAGTCTCTGAATATCACGCGGCCATCATCAAGTCGCCACTGCTGATCCAGCTTGCCACGAAGAATCGTGCCATTAGGCAGAGGAGCCTCGAGCGTCTTCTCAACACCGATGAGGGTCATGCCATTGTCTACGCCGGTCTCAGCCTGCCACTCAAGCAGCCCCTCCACCATTGCCAGAGCTAGGTCACGCTCTTTCTTGACCGCATCTATCACCGACTGAAAATAGCCTAGTCTTTCTGCCTCATCAAGCCGATCCTCATAGATACCGCGCAGATACGCTACAGGGTCAAGTCCGTCAAGATAGTATCTCTCCAGTGATTCGTGCACTGCACTACCAAGGGTGAGGGGAGTGCTGAAGTCCTCTGCCTGTTGTTTGTTCCACCACAGATAGTAGTGCAGCAGCCACTTACGCCTACAGCGGTGATACGTCTTGATCTCGCTGTTGCTTATGTGCAGCTTGCCATCACTTGATAATGTCATACCGTGTCCTCCTGTCCTATGAGTCTTTGCAGCTGGTCAGTATCCCGCATGACCTCTGTGAGACTACTATACCCCTTTTTCAGCACGGCGCGTTGCCGCGTTTCCACCGTGCCGGGTGCTACGAGGTCGATGATGTCCACTTCGTCATGTATTTCAGCGCCTATGCGGTGCACTCTATCCTCAGCCTGAGAGTTGTCGATTGAGCTCCAGCTACGCTGTAGGAAGAGCGCTGTGCCCGCAGCGGTGAATGTATTGCCTTCCTTAGCTGCCTTGATCGTACAGAGCAGCACTGGCGTCTTGCCGTCACGGAAGCGCGTGATGACGTCCTGCCGCTGGTCGGCGGTAAGGCCGCCGATTATCATCATGTAGGGGATCTTTGCCTTGGTGAGCCGCGCGGCGGCACGCTCAATGAGCTGTCGACTCTCGGCGAATACCACCAGCGGATCGCCGGCCATCTCATCTATGATGTCCATCATGGCGTCTAGCTTGCTGCTTGGGTCTATCATGGTCACGCGGCCGTCATCGTCTACGGCGATGTTACTGCTGGCAAGCTGCCACATCCTCATCATGTGTGATAGAGCGTCACGCGCAGCCAGTAGATTGTCACCATGCTCACCCACTAGGGCGAGCATCCCCTTGCGCAGCTGATTGTAGGCGGTGGCCTGTCGGGCGCTCATCTCCACCTGACGTACCTGCATGACCTTGGGCGGTAGCTGTGGAAGAATGATCTTCTTCAGCATGCGGCGACTTGTCGCCGCCATGATCGCCCAGAACTCCTGCTGATGCTGCGGATTCATTCCGGTTATCTGGATGTGCCCGCCGAAGCCGAAGCTCGTGGCGCAGTAGCGGCTGATGTAGTCGTTGCGACTAGTCCACACATCCGGCTCCAGAAAGTGGAATGTGGACCACATGTCAGCCGGTGACTTGGCAATGGGCGTAGCGGTGAGCGCATAACGGTACTCGGCGCTGCTTCCCAGTGACCACACTGCGCGGCACTGCTTGGACTTCGGATCCTTGATGCGGTGCGCCTCATCAACGATCACCGTTCTTGGCTTGATGCGATTCAGCTCCTTCGGCTGCTTCTCACTGTCAGTCAGCTTCATGCTTCCGTAGCCAGCGAGTGAGCTGTGTCGGTGAAGATTCTCATAGTTGATCACGTAGACGTGCGCCGCCGTGTGAAGTGCCTTGGTACGGGATGCCCCCTTGCCAATCACACATTGCACTAGTAGTCCAGGCCACCACTTCTGTATCTCCTCTCGCCACGTCATCACCATATTGCTGGGGGCAACGACAATAGCCGGGAACGGATTGCCCCCACCCTGCACGATCAGCTGCAAGGCGCGAATCGTCTGCAGAGTCTTTCCGCTACCGGCCTCATCATTGAGCATGATGCGCTTTCCCAGTGCTAGGTAGTGCGCTCCGGCCTCCTGATACGGGTAGGTAGGCACACCCTTGGGCACGGCATAGTCAAGCTGCGCATGTAGCGTAATGAGCGGCTGTACGCTGTCAGCATACAGCCTAGCGACCGCCTCAGTTGCCTCAGGTGACAACGCTATCTCAGTGCCATACTCCCCCTGCACTCCGCACCATACGGACCACGTCAGTGGTGCCGTCCAGCCATAGAGCATGCTATAGCGCGTACCCTGAAGCGCGCGAATACGGTCATCATCGAGTGAGCCGACGCTGCTCTTCAGCGTGATCCGATCAGTCTCAGCGATGTAGCCTATTTCAATCATCATCTACCAGCTCTCTCATCACGTCCATCGGTATTCTATTATTGCGCAGCAGCCATGTAGCTGCATGACGCAGCGCATCATTCGCATGACCGCCATCAGTGGGAGTCCACCAGCCCGGAGCATGCCGCGCCATCTTCTGCAGCAGTTTGTCATTGGCAGTGCTCTTAGCCAGCGCCGGTGTCTGCAGGCAGAAACCCATACGCCATATGACCGAAGTCATCTTCGCTGCGCCTATCAGCTCAAGCGACCACGGTGCCTGAGTCTTGGCAGCGGTGCCGCCGCTGATGATATAATTCTCAATCACGATCATGCTGCCAGTTTTGCGATACATGGTACCAAGTCGCCACAGCACCGCCGACATGTCCTCAAAAGAAAACACCTCAGTAGCGCTGATTCCTGACAGTGTGGTAGGGTGCTCCTCAGGTAGGTAGCTTATGGTCATGCCGGTCGCCTTGCCTGGGTCAATCGTTATCAGCACCGGATAGTCGTCACTGCGCCGCACGGTCATTCCTCAGTCAGCGCTCCCCAGTTGTCAGCATTCCACTCGCCCTCAGCCAACAGGTTGGGCGTGTACTGATGATAGGCCATAGCGTCCTCAATGGTCTTAGTGACTTCAGGCGCTATGGCCTTAGGGCACTCAGACACGACCTCATCGTGGATGGGCACAAGCATACGCACCGTGCCAACGCCGAACTGCTGATCACACATGGTCTTCACGCGCACCATAGCCATCTTGAGGAGCTCGGCTGCATGTCCCTGAATCAGATAGTTAGTGAGCGTATATACCTTGTCAGGATCAGCGACTAGTCGCCGCCCTGTCGGAGTGTACACATAGGCCTCGCCCTCGGCATTGAGCCGTGCCGTACCTATGGTCTCGATCTTTTTCTGGAACATGTGAATTCCCGGATACTGCGCAGCCATCTTGTCACTGACCTCCTGCATCTGCGCCTCAGGGATCTGCGCCGACTTGGACAGCTTGGCCACCCCTGCACCGTACATGGTGCCATACATAAACGTTTTGATGAGCTTGCGCTCCATGTCGTGCTTCTCTACCTTATGACCATAGGCACCAGTCGCCAAGTTACAGAAGAAGTCACCCTCGCTGAATGCTCCCTGCAATCCCTTGTCTCCGCTGAAGTGCGCCATCAGTCTAGCCTCAACCTGATGGTAGTCCACTGACACGAGCGCATTGCCTTCATCTGGCACGAATGCTGACCGCACCAGCGTGTCTCGCTTGGGGAGCGTCTGAAGAGCAGGATCGGTGATGGACATGCGGCCCGTCCTAGCTCCCATAGACCACACGTTGGGATGCACGCGGCTATTGCTGTCGGCATCCCGCAGGAAGTTTGCGAAGTATGGCTCAGCCAGCTTCTCGGATCGCTTGATCTTGAGAACCAGATCAGCCACCGGGTGATGCAGTCCCTCCAACACCTCCTTGTCCATGGCCTGAGCGCCACTTGCGGTTCGCTTGTCCGGTATGGCTATGCCTTGCGATTGGAAATATCTGATCATCTGCTGAGAGGACATGCCGTCAATATTGCAGTTATCATTGAGCCACTGCCTCCCCTGCTGAGCGAAGCCAGTCAGCTTGTCGTACTGCTTCTGGCTATAGTCAAGGTCCACGCGCATGCCCGTGGTCTCCATCTCTGCTAGACAGCGCGTAGCCCCGCGCTCAATCTCATACGGCTTGCTGTATCTGCTGAAAACCGCTGGTGCAAGGTCCTGGTAGATGTGACAGGTGAGCACCGGATCGAGCGCTGCATACACCCAATACCATTGGAAGTCGATTGGAATAGTCTTCCAGTCCCAGTGATTGTTGTTCATGGCATCGTGCATTATTCGCTGGCTCGCCACAGCCTCCGGGTCCACAAGTCGCGCTGCAAGCGGCTTCAGACCCTTGGGCCGCTGCGGGTCCACGAGGTGCGCCATAGTCATGGTGTCGTGCATACGCGACCAAGGCATCTTGATGTCTGACCACTGCTGAATCTCTCTGGCATCGTACTTGCTGTTATGAAACACATAGTCAGCGTCGTTATAATTGGCGAAGACCTCTCTGACCACACCACGCCAGTCATCCCAAGGCAGCGCCCACCCATCATGCAAGTCTCCGAACTGGATGAGCCGAACTCGGCTCTTCTCAGGCTGGAGGCCCTCGCACTCAGTGTCGCACCCGAGCACGTCTCCAGCCCGACGCTGCCCTAGCCAGCGTTTGAAGTCGTTGACGTCATCAAGCGTCCTGACGAAGTGCGTCTGCACGCCGAACTCTCGGAGATACCCTGCCTCACCGCGATTCACCATCAGGAGTCACCTCCACAAACGGATGTCTACAGGTTCCACAAAGAACGCCTCCATGAGCGATCATGTCCTTTGTGAGGTGCACCTGACGCCCACACTCACAGGCATAGACAGTGCGCTTGCGATGAGCCACCGGGGTGCCAGTAGACTCCTCAGGCCCAATCCTGTACATATGCTCCTCACCGATGAGAGCATCAAGCTCATCAATATAGCCCTGCCACTCCTTCGCATCATTCTCTCGCAGCGTGGTGTAGCTCCACCCTATGCGGTCATGCTTGGTCTCAATGTGCAGCGGCCATGTAGACTCAGCAAGATCACGGAACTGCTGGTTGTGATACTGATTATGATCACTCGTGTCCTTGATGCCGCGAACATGTGCAAGCGCGTGCGTCGCCTCATGCATGAGCGTAGCGAGCACAGCAGCACCGCCACGCCTGAGGCCCTCACCACCGACGAATATCTCACACCACTCATCGCCGTCAGGGTCTACGTGCCATTGCTTCGGAACGAAATGTCCATATTTGATGTAGTGTCGTCGCGCGTCAGTGCCACCGGCCATTGTGAAGACGGCATCGGGGAGGTCTGGTACCACCTGACGCATTGCTGACCAGATGCGCTCAAATTCCTCAATGATCCTACCGCTCTTCTTGATCATCGCTTTATCTCCTCACATTTCTTGCCGTGCCGTGCGAACACCGGTGACGGGTCTGGCACATGAGCGTCCTTACGCCCGCGCCTCCAGATGATTTTTGATATGTAGTCCTTGCTGCTGAGCAGCTCGGCGCATGCTGCACATGGAGGGCTGGTAACATAGGCCGTGAGGCCACCATAAGCCCACTCGGCTATCACGAATCCACGATTCACCAGATTCTCAAATTCGCTTATCAGATTAAACTCGGCATGCACGGAAGGACAGTCACTGTAATCGTCCTTGCGACTAATGCCCTGCGCCCTAGCGCAGAACTGCATGCAGTGCTCAGTCGGTTGCTCAGGAACGTCGTTGCAGGCACTAGCCACCGGCGTGCCATTGGCAGACACCAGCACTGCTCCGACCTGTTTGCGATCACAGAGTGATTGCTTTGCTGCTAATTGCGCGAGTTTCCAAGGTGTTGCAGTCATCAGATCGTCTCCTTCACATCACTGCCTAGATAGTGCCAGTGCCTGCGGTAGATGTGCAGGCTAGCCACCTGCCAGTAGATGGTACCAGCCCTGTACTGCCTGTCGGGAACGATATGATGCAGCTGATCAAGAACCCACAGCTGAGTGTGTTTCTGCCAAGCGTAATCGTTTTTGTAGCCGAAGACCACGTCGTTGCTGCGCATCTGCACGACCAGATTCAGTTTCCCGTTGCGCAGCTCGTAGTGGACCGCATTGGTGCAGATGAAGTCACGCCGTCCATTTTCGAAGGCGTCATCATGCATGGTAGGACGAGTGTATATTGCCACGGCCTCTCGCGTCTCAGGGTAGCGGACTAACATGTCCACCACACGGCGAGCCTGATAGTGATTCTCAGGACTCCAGAACAGATAGCCGTAGTTGCTGTTCACGGTGCCGTCCTCAGCGGCGATAGACTTCCAGATGGCGGGAGTCTCACCGGGGATGTCGTCCACCTTGAGTGACATGCTCTCGTACCACTTCAGCTCACGCTGAATATACTCATTCGGTCGACCGAAGATCGCTGGTTCAGTGGCAATAAAGCTAGCGCCGAGCAGCTCGATGGTACCATCATTGCGCGCTGACGGATCATTGCGGTGATTGATGAACCAATCACGAATATTGCTCGGCGTCCAACGCCCCTGCATGTCTGTCATTAGAGCCTCCTCGCCTGTGCGCTTGCCACTTCAGCACCATGCCAGTCAGCCGGGTCAACAGTGCTCGCCGCTGTGCCCTCAATGTGGTTCTCGACCCAGCTGCTGACGCTCATCACCGGAAGCTGCAGATACTGGGCCACATGCTTTTCAATTGCCACTCCATGCGAGAACTGGGTATTGGGGCTGTCATCAATCAGGGCTACACCGTCAGCCGAGGCTACCAGACCGATGTCCCTCCGTATGCAGCTTACCCAGCTGATGTCAACTGCCGGAGGATAGTCTAGCGGAGAGATCACCTCGTACCCAGCATTCTCAAGTCGTTTCTTCTCGTGGGCGAAAACCTGTTTTGCCGTTTCGGTTCCAGCTCCGGTGATGCTGCCACTCAGATATAGTTTCATTGTCCTTTGTGTCCTTTCAGATCCATTGATGATGACTTGAACCAGTCATCTTCTATTACTATACTACTAGTACCGTCAAAATGTAAAATCTCCTGGCGTTTCTTCAAGGTTGGCATCGTGCTTCCCTTGCGCGGTGGTCTGACCAGATGCTGATACCGGGTGACTATAGTATCAATGATCGTTTCACGCTGATCAATAAAATCCGTGATACCTCCATGGACAATTGGATTGTCTATAGTACGATTCCTGGAGTAGACAGCCAGAGACCTGTCACGAGCTATAGTGACTCCACCACTAATCAATCTAAGACCTAGCTCAATATCCTCATCCATATCAAATGATTCATCGAAAAGAAACGATCCACACCTGAAACACATCACTTGGCTGACCAGCAGAACGTTAGTGACGAATCTCTGATCTGAATTGAATCTAGCAATGAAGCCACTGTTACTGACAGTGTTAGCAGTGACAAGCTGCACGTCTGTTTCTTTCAGTAGTCTAGCCCATGTACTCACCAGACTAATGAATCCACGACTAGTGAGTCTACGCTGCCGTACTCCCCTTCCCATATGTGGATCAGGATCATCTGTCTGCTCAATACTTGGCTTTCTTGACGACAATCCTGTGATATCATCATCCATGAATACTACAGGCTCACTATCATACATTCGTATGCCGACGTTACGATTGCTCGCTGCATTGTGTGCACCTGTATCTACTAAGTGACATCCCTCAGGGAGATTTCCAGCTTTACAATATTCATTCACTGCCTGAGCTCCTCCCTGAATCAGCACTGTGATCAGGTGGGTAGGGACTCCATACATGCTGTGTAACAGCTGCGGAGTGGTGATTCTGTCTGGGCGTTGATATGTGGGGACCAAGAATCTCATAGCATTGCCTCCATGGCATGAATCAGTGTCTTCACATTACTGATCAGCATCCCACGCTGTTCCGGAGTGAGCTGATCAACGTCCTGCAGTCCATCCCTGAGCTCATTAGCCAGGTCAATCAGTGCCTCAAGCATTCTGCACCTCTCCGTCTTCAATGATGAGGGCATCGGCATCGTTGCTACCTACGCGCTCAATCCACACCTGTACGTCATTGTCATCCGCGAACTTGCGCAACAGCTCCATACTCTCATCATCTAGCAGAGACCCGTCACGAATCAGCACCACTCGGAGGCGCGGCTTACTAGCGAGTGCCACCGCCATGCCTACGGTAATGCGCTCAGCGCCACTTGCCTGGCTCAGAGGGACGCCATTGTATAGTACGCCATCGTCAGTGACTTGCAGGCCCTTCACTGGCAGCTGCATGTCGGTGAGCATGCGCAGCTTCTTCTGGTCAAAGTCCTGAATCTGCTCAGTGAGCACTTCTGCCCGCTGCTGCCGATCGTGCAGCTTGGCCTCAGTAGCGTTTCTAGACTCGATCTTCGCGGCGATGCCAGCATTGGCATTGGCTGTCGCAATGCGATTCTCAATCTCAGCGGTGTCCGGTCGATCAGTGGCGAAGAGCCACGACTGATGCTGCTCAAGAGCGGCCTTGGCCTCCGCGAGGGCTGACTCAAGCCCAGCTATCTTATGCTGGAGCTGTACGGACTGCTCCTCCACACGGTCATACGTCTGCTGCGCCTGCTGCTGCCTACGCAGGCTGTCAAGCAGCTGCTCTACTGGCTCATCACTGCCAGCCGGTAGCTCTTTCGGAAGTGAGGAATATCCCTTGACCTCGGCCTTGAGCTCTTTTACTGCGCGATTGACCGCCGTGCGCTCATCAAAGACCTCGGCACGCTGCTCATTGAGGTGGTCAATCTGCTTGGTGAGTCCGAGCACATCCAACAGTGCCTGACGCTGCTTTCTGGCATCAGACTCCACGAAGCGCACCGGGTCAAATGTCAGCTGCCCTACGAGCTCATTGAGCAGGGCCTGTGGGCTGTCATACCGCTGGCCGTCCGCCGCCGTGACCTTGAGGCTCGTGCCCTTGGTGGTCCAGCGCCGCTCCACCGTAAACTGTGGCGCGTCTCCATCGCCGACTGTTACTGTGACGCTCGCTTTCTTCTGCCCGCTGCGCACCGGCTGATCCGTCGCCTTGGCAGCAGTGCCGCCGCCAAGCGCGAGCCAGATGGCATCAAGCAGGGAAGACTTGCCCTGTCGGTTGCGCCCGCCAATCACCTGCACATCGTCCTTGGGGGCCTCAATGCTGACTGCCTTGATACGCTTGACATTGTCTACTGATAGTCCTATGATCCTCATTGTATGTCCTTTCACTACTCTATGTCTGTACTGCTGTTTCTTATTGATTCATCACTGATTTGAGATAGATTAGATTGTCTACTGCGTGCAACATTCCATCAACATCAAGGTCACTGAGGCGACGGAAGAACTCCTCTCTATCATCTTGCATCCGATGCAGGAAACGCGCTACCGTAGCGACCTTCTCACGCCAAGCAGCCATCGGATCATCACCTGGACGCTCACATATGCGCTCCACATTAAGGTCATGCATCACCAGCTCATACTTCGGCGACCATTCAGCACAGTCGGCGCACTCGTCAATGTAGCGATTGAGGAACCACTGTGCTTTCCGAAGATCCTCCACACACCTGCCTTTATACGGTGCTCGCCAGACGTATTTGACCGCATTGCCGACTGCGTAGGGCAGCGCGCTCGCAACCTCAATACACTCGACTCCACTGTCAGACTCATAGTGCCTAGGGTGATTGACATTGTCAGTCATAGTGTCACCTCTGCTCTACCTAGCTGCTTCTGCGCTAGGATCAGTGCCGCCTTACCGACCACGGTGTAGTAGGTACGCCCGCCGCTATGCCGGAGCAGCGCTGTGGCGATGGCATCTATATTTGGGCATAGGGTTACTCGAGCGTAGGTCTCCTCACCGGGAATGGCGCTCACGCCAAGCTGAACCAATGCCCAGCCACCACTGCCCTTGGGAGCCTTGTAGATCTCAATCACCGTCCAGCGACTAGCGTCCTCTGGCGTGAAGTAGTCCCTACTGTCAACAGACACTATCGGCTCGCTCTCAAGATTGTACGCAATACCGGTAGAGGTGTCGATCACTTTCTCATTCATCATTTCTCTGTCACCGCCCATTTGAGATCAGACATGATTGTCTCTGGACTCTGCACACTCTCCAGGAGATCAATCGGAATTGCCAGCCCTGACAGGGTAAGCGCATACTGATTGCCTGCATTGTCAGACAGCAGAGACTGAACCAAAACGATTCTGTTGTTGTCTGATACATATGTACCTGCCTGCACTATGGCAAGCATGACGGTACTGTCAAGACTCTTCTGCAGCTTGTCAAGCTCTATGCCACAGCTGTTGTAGATTCTAGCTACTTTATCATTTTTCATTGAAATGTCCTTATCTGTCCTTGTGATTTCATTGCAGTAACTATAATACTACATGATACGTATTACCAGTTATTCGGCAGTGTTATGGCGCGCCTACCGTGGTCATGCCACTTTCTTCGATAGACGCCACCAGTACTGATTCTACGATACTTGTCAAATTCGCAGAGGCAGTTCTGCACATCCATGATGGAGGGCGTATGTGACATATGCGGGTCAACAGCCGATAGATTGACTTCTGGCAATGTGCTCCACACCTCATTTCTCAGCATGATTATCGCACCTCTAGCAGCGGATGGATTTTTCAGAGACATCTCTGGAAAGATTCGCTTGATACCACGACGGCTACCCGGCCCAAGCACCACGTCCTCATCATCATAGCTGACATCACCATACTGGCTATAGCCAAAATCAGTGGTGATCTGCTGTGCCAAGAAATCGCTGATTCCCGGCTGCGCCCGGAGATTGTCCATCATCACATGCCAGGCATAATGACCGTCAGCACGCTTCACGTGAGTGATATTACCCCACCAACGACTACCGGTAAGCCAATCCACGGCACTTCGCCGTAGAAGGTCAATCATTCGATTAGAGGAGTCGTCCTCCTTTATCCGGAAATGATTGAAGCTTCCAACCAGCAGGTACGGATGCTGATCAAATGGACTAATATCACTAAGCGTGGACATGGCGTCTATCCTACTGAACCACGCATCCAGATCGCTCAGGTCAGGTGCCATCACCTCATCAGGCACTCTACTCCAGAAATCAGTGCTATTGGTGCGCCGGTACACCATGCACAGCATGAGCGTGGTGCTGGGGTCCATGGCAAGGCCACTAGATGACCACAGCATGCGCACAAGGCGCTGCGTACCTCTATCCAGCACTCGGAAGACGTTGGTGAATGACCGCCCGCTACTTAGTATCGTGTCATCAGTCCATGAGGACTGAGGTAGACCTGCCTGACGGCGCACGAACATGGCGTGCCGACTACGCACGAATGACAAGAACAGCTCTTCTTCAAATCTGTCTATCGTAGCCATGCCACCACACGCTCCCACAATGACGGCTTCTTCACCGGTACGTCAAGTATGCCGAGCGGATCGATACCTAGCTTCTCCGCCACGGCTGCGTAGATAGGCGTATCGGTATCGGTATCGGTATTGGTATTGGTATTGGTATTGGTATTGGTATTAGTGTTAGTATTATTATTATTGGTATTTTCACTCATCTTTGTCTCCTTCGACTACTCGTGACAACGCATTGCCAAGGTTGTTAAACGCCTGCCCCATATTGTCAAACGCCCTAGTGACCTCAGCGATAGATACCTTGTTTCTGCTCAGGGCTATGAACGGCTTCAGATGGCTTGCATCAGTGGTCACCCCAAGCACATCATAGATATCATGCCTAGAATGCTCGCTGCCGAACTCCTGCACCCACTGGAACAGCGGCCAGTAGTTGACATGAGTCAGCTTGTAGGTCGTTTTTCCGTTCTCAGTGCGCACCGCCCTCAGCTCGCACAGTTGGTACTTCTCACCGACGTGCCGAGCGTATATCGTTGATCGCCGACTCTTGCCACCAATCTCCTCTACGATCATCCAGTGCTCTTCTTCTCCCTGTGCGGTGTCAGGAATGACTGTTTCTCCTATGTACCTCATAATTTTCTGAATCTCCTCACCATAGCTGCTATATCCGGGTCTTGCAGATCTACCTCCACTGCCGGCCTAGTTGGCCGACGAGTCCCTACTACGCCGTGTCCGGCGTCAGAGTATCTGCCTAAGCGATACCCGTGAATGAACTCTCTGTTGACCATGAAGCTTCTGCCCGCTATTCTAGTCATTGTTCGCTATCCTTAGCTGTGCTGATCTTCCACTACTATCTTACATAATCGAAGAACTCGTCCTGCAGCTGCTGCATGGCAGTAGCAGACAGGCTGATTCATTTCATGCTTCTTACTAATTCTATTCCGATTGCCAAGAAAATGCAGCAGAGTAGATCAAGCATCGCAGTCCACCATGTCGGTCTGAATGTCACTCATGATGGCTTCGGCTACCGTCTCCACGGTCTCGCCCTCACAGTCGTAGCAGTAGTCGTTTGCGATAACCTCATGCGTATCGTCATTGACGTAGATGCCGCCGTAGATGATGTCCGGGTTCTGCGTATCCTGCGAAAGCTCGAACAGATAGTGGCAGTCGGGGACTGTAACGGTGATGGTGTCGTTCTCGTTGATTCTTGAGCTGACGTTCACATCCCAGTCGGTGCTATTGATGCTGATTTCGTGGTAGAGGTTGATGAAGTTCATCGTATGTCCTTTGTTTTGTGTCCTAACCGCTTACAGGTATTACTATACTACGTTCTTAGTAAAACACCAAATCGTTGGAATTTCCGGCGTTTCGCACTACCTAATGTCTGTCACCAAGCCAGGCAATGGCAATGGTAAGCGCAAGCAGCGCCATAGCAATCAGCATTAGAGCCTCCCCTCCAATCTGCTGATGATCACATCAAGCTGGTCGGCTGCATCCCGTAGCAGGCTGGCACGCCTGTCCTCCTGCTGCTCGTAGACTCCGGCCTGAGCACGAATACGTCTAGCGATGGCGACCAGGTCTGTGATGATATCTTCCAAAAATCTGAGTCCATTCTGCCGTGTTGCGCTGTGTAGAATCATGGCTAACACTCCATAATAGCGGGTTTAGACACGAATGGTAATTTCCTGCATAATCATGATTCCCTTTCTTTCTTGAACAGCAGTTCAAATGATCGACGCCACCCGAACGAGTATGTGATACGTGTGTGGCTAGTGCTATGCCGAATTCCGCGTGTATTGCGGCGGTGCATCTTCGATATTCGGTGCAGCCACCATTGCGTCCAGCGTTGCCACGGCCAACCGTGGAACAGTGTGTCTGGTTGGTAGATGTCGCCGTCAAGGTGTTCTGAACATGAGCATGCGTAGGGCACAGAACGTTTAAGCACCTTATATAGCCACGACCACGTAACGAGCGGCAGGAAGGCGATAGCCCACCCGACGAACGGCGTGGCCACGCCAAGCCAATAAGAGAACCAGTTCATTCCGACACCGCCTTGCGAGCAGCGTTCAATATACGCTTGGCAAGCAACTCAAAGGAGCGACTACTGAAATCAGCGGAAGCGCCATGTATTGTTGCGCCCGAGTTCATCGCAACATCGAAATTCCATGCTGCTAACTCGTCTGCCACGGCTTTCACTTCCTCTTCCGTAGGCTCGGCAGTACGACCAGCAATGTACCCAGCTCTTCGACAGACGTTGTTTTCAAATGCCGCAGTCAGTGCCACGTCTCTCGGATATTTCTTCTCCGCCTCATCTTCCGCGATACTCATTGCGTCCTCCTGTCTTCTGCGACGGCCTTGAGCGCGATGCTCATGGCCCCGAGACCGTCACCCTCATATTCCATGATATGTGACTCGTATGCTCCCTCTGCGGTAGCAAGTTCATCGTCGGTGAGCGTGAGCGCCTTGTCTCTCACATCAGCATCATGAGCAGCAAGAGGCTGGATGGTTACCCTATCCGCCTGAGACATTTCACTCAGTAGATCCTTCCATGTGCAATAGTCGTCGGTAAGCCACATGTCACCTGCCTTCGTGACGGGATATGTTCTGGTCTCATCCCCCATCGTGATGGTCAGCAGATAGATACCATCCGCCGTAGGCTCCGGCGTCTCCTCATTCAGCTCGATCGGCTCATAGTCCTGCGTCATGATTCCTCCTTGATTCCAAGAGCCTCAGCAATATCGGCTTCACTACTCATTGTCATCATCCTTTGCAGGTATGAGTTTGAGTTCGGTGAGGGGCAGCGCGTCACGGTGATAGTATTCCATAGTCTCGCGTGCGTTCCACGTGAAATAGCCCTCGATGATCCATGGCGATGGGTCAGCCTCACTAACGGGGTTGTAAATGTATCGCCGGCCGTCCGCCCCAAGATAGACGTGGAGCTTGATGTCGTCCGGGTCTGGCCATTCCGGTTCCTCAATCTCTCTGGTCGCATGGTCGAATTGTGATGACCACGCCCAGCAACAAACACCGCCAAATGGCGTCACGACCGTGAACGGCAGATCAGGGTCTACATTATCCGTGTGGTTCACGGTGAAGCCGAAGTCGCAGTCTTTGAAATACGCCTTGTCACCAGCTTTCACCCGCATCGGGTCGGTGATGGTCATGGTGTACATAATAGGTCTCCCGTCCTAGAGGTCCTCGCCGCAGGCTGTCTGCCAGCAGCTGAGTATTACTATACTACATTCTTAGTAAAACACCAAATCGCTGATACATGCGGCGTTTCGCGGCATTGGCATGATGCAGCACGAAACGCCGCTATGTAATGTGCGGAGCGCAGCTCAGGACTGGAGGAGTGGCTGAGCCGGCGTGCCCTGTGCCCCGCAGGATTGGCATTCACCGCTCATGATCAATACTCCTTCGGCATGTAGGCGACGC